TGTATAGTCAGGTCGTTTTTCATTACCTTGTTTGTCGTTCTTAAACAAAGCAAAAGTGTTGTTGTTATCATATTCAGCCATGTTAGCTCCTTTCATATTTAGGTTTACGTTTCCATCTAGGTGGTTCTTTATCGTCTTTAATATACTGAATCATCTCTAATCCATAAGGTATATACCAATCGATAAATTCTTTATCATACTGCACTAACTCTGTGTGCATTGCATCTGGTGTCCATACTACAAAATGACACGCAATAGCATTGCAACAAAACATTTGAAGCTGCATTTGCATCCAATAGCGTTCAGGTATGCCATCATACAGTTTTTGCGTATAAGGACATTTGATCTCTACAGGAATACCATTTAAATAAGCATCAGGACTAGCACCAAAAGGTAACTCGTCATGCACAACAAGATGATTCCCAGAATGACAAATATCATCCATATAAATTTCAAATTCATGGAGTGCTCTACTTTCATTATCCAAACCCCATTGAGTTTGAATATTTCCTTCAAACGGTGGTTCTCGTAACGTCTTTTCTCGCCATAGTTTTTGTCGTTCATACAAACTACTCCATATTTGTGAGGCAGTAATAATATTATGCCTACGGTTATCTTTAAGATGTTCTGAGGTCATTAACGTAATCCCTTAGTTTTTCTTTAGCCATAGGTGTCATACTATGAAAGAACTGCTTTAGATGACCCTTTTCATGTGCCTTTTCAAGTTGTGTTTTTAATGCTTGTAAATCATCGTCAGATATTTTTTCTGTGTTTTCTTGTCGATTATCTTGTGTGTCAGCATCTTTTGTATCATCAATTAAAAACAAACCATTTAAAGCATACTTACGAGCATAACTACTAGAGCTGCCCCATGATTGACTTATGTCCATACCTTTTTTAGCAATAGCAACACCTGCTTGTGCTTTTACAGACACAAAATGCTCGCCATTAGATAATGTTGCTGTAGCCTCTACATAAGGTATGCCACATACTTCTTTTGTTTCATCTGATAATGTTAGAGAGCAGTTAGCCAATAAAGGCTTAACTGCTTCTAATATATCTTCACAACTACGATACTTATAATTACCAAATGTGTTTTTTTGGTTTTTTGGTACTTTTAATGCTTCTCTAATTTGTATTAATTCTTTCATTGTTTATTCCCCAATATAACTTCATCTATAAATGCACCTACAAACAATACACCTGCAAATGCTGTAACCATAATTAAACAGTAAACTGCGTTTTCTACATAGAGTTCCATATTAATCTCCTTTGTAATTTGGTTCTGGTAAATCTTCAAATCGTTTTAATGCAAGAATAGTGGCTACGGTTTCTGCGTAGCCTTCCTCTATAAAATGTTCTATTAAATTTTCTAATAATAATTCATTATTGATATTACTCATAACGCCTCCTTCCAATAGTCATAAGTTTCGTATGGGTTTTCTTCTAATGTTTCTTGTATCTTGCTAATAATTTTATGTTCTTCTTGATCGCTTAAATTAAACTCGACCAAATCATAATTATCATCAATATATTCTGCTTTAGTAATATAAACTACATTGCCATTTAATTCGTAAGTAATGGTAACTTCTTCTTTGTTATCTTCAACATATGCTGTGGTATCAAAATAAGCCATTATGCACCCTCCTTTAATTGTTTATAAGTTGCTATTTCTTTTTCTACAATCCATTTTTGATATTCTATAAGTTCTATTTCATTTAGATATCCATAGACATTACAGTACGTTTTGGTTTCTCAAGTAAAAGTAAACCTTGAGTTGAGGCATCTAATGTTGCTTTGATTAAATCTGTCATTTTTATCTCCTTTGTTAAATTGACATTTTAATTTTAGCCTCATAAAAATTATAAGTCAAGCATATTGACTTATGTTATTTTTTCTTTATCATATTTGGTGAAAGGAATAAACATGACATTTAACGAAGCAATACAGCATTTTAAAAATCGTAGCCATATGTGTAAAGAATTGGATGTTACTAGGCAAGCTGTAAGTCTTTGGGCAAAGAAGCCTAATAAACCATTACCCAAGATTAGACAATGGCAGATTGAAATGATATTACAAAACAAAGGAGATTAAATGCACTACTACCAACATAACATTGGTGATTATAGGAGGGATACTAATTTTCTAACATTGTTAGAACATGGGGTTTATCGACAACTATTAGACCAATACTACTTAAATGAGAAGCCATTACCCTGTGATCTGGATAAGATATATAGGTTAATCATGGCTAAAACAGAGCAAGAACAAGAGGCAACTCGTATTGTATTGTCAGATTTCTTTATGAAAACTGAAGATGGTTATATTCATAAACGCTGTGATGACACTATAAATGAGTTCCAAAACAAGAGTGAAAAGGCTAGAGAAGCAGCACAAGTTAGATGGAGTAATGCGAACGCAATGCAAACGCATAGCAAACGCAATGCGAATGGTATGCTAACCAATAACCATAAACCAATAACCAATAACTCAATAACCAATAACCAAGTATATAACGCAGATTTTGATACATTTTGGGATATGTATCCTAATAAAGTAGGTAAAAGTAGAGCCTATGAGTCATGGAAAAAACAGAAACCGTCATTAGATAAATGCTTACAAGCTCTAACTTGGCAAAAGAAATCAGATCAATGGGTAAGAGAAAATGGTAAATACATACCTAACCCTACTACATGGTTGAATCAGGGTCGATGGGATGATGAACCAAAAGAGTATTTAGTTAATTTTTAGGAGGATGTATGAATAAAATAGAATTTGGGAACTGTATAGATATTATGCAGCAATGGATAGATGATGGTATCAAAGTCAACACTTGTGTTACATCACCGCCTTATTATGGATTAAGAGATTATGGAACAGCTACATGGGAAGGAGGTAATCCTAACTGCAATCATAAAGGTGCAAAAATTAATCCATTAAAAGTGGGTGGATTTACAGGAAAAAGATTAAGAAAAGAAAATGGTTCAGAAAATGAAAAATATTTGTCATTTAAAAATGTTTGTCCTGATTGTAATGCTATTAAAAAAGATAATCAATTAGGGTTAGAAGAAACCCCTAAACAATATATTGATAATATGGTTAGAGTGTTTAGATTGGTTCGTGATCTACTAGAAGATGATGGCACATTGTGGGTAAATATTGGTGATAGTTATTCTAGTCACAAAGATTGTAAAAGTATAGGTCAAACATTAGCAAAAGGAACATCAAGAGAAAATGCTCATGTTATGGATAAAGGAATTAGTAGAGTTCGTGATTCTAAAATGCTCAAATCACAAGGTTTAAAAAACAAAGATTTAATTGGAATACCTTGGATGTTAGCGTTTGCATTAAGAGAAGATGGTTGGTATTTAAGGCAAGATATTATTTGGCATAAACCTAATCCAATGCCTGAATCTGTAAAAGATAGATGCACCAAAGCACATGAATATATATTTTTATTGTCTAAATCACCCAAGTATTATTTTGATAACGAAGCAATAAAAGAACCATGTATTAATTCAGCAGAAGAACAAATAGCAAAAAGAAATAAAAAACAACACAGAGAAAATGCTTCTAAAGAAGAAGCTAAGTATGTGCAACATAATTTTAATAAAGTTGAAAAAATTTATGAAAAAAGAAATAAACGAGATGTATGGACAGTCAATGTTAAACCATACAAAGGCGCACATTTTGCTACATACCCTGTTGCACTTATAGAACCATGTATAAAAGCAGGATGTCCAGATGGTGGTATAGTGTTAGACCCATTTATGGGTTCAGGAACAACTGCACAAGTAGCAATAGCAAATAATAAACAATATTTAGGATGTGAATTAAATGAAGATTATAAACATCTTCAAGATAAAAGAATACCATTAATATAGGAGGATGTATGATTAATGAAGAAAAAATTAAATTTAGTAAAATGTTAAATACAGTTAATCGTATGTATTCAACAACATCTTTAACAAATGATGATTTGGGTGCTTGGTGGTATAAACTAAAACGATATGACTATAATGAGGTGGCTATTGCTTTTGACAAATGGACTTCGGCAAAAGAATTTATGCCAAAACCATCACAAATTATTAGTATTATTAGTGGCAATTTAGCTTATCGTTATCCAAAATTAAATAAGCCAAAGATTGACCCAAAACTAGCTTTTGAAAAACTTAAACAGTTAAAGGATAAATTAGGATGGAACAAATAGATTTCAAATTAACGAAACATAACATAAATAACTTTGTCCAAAAGTTACATGAGCTTGATACTGAAAAGATATGGCACATAACTGTAAAGCCATTTAAATACAATCGTAGTAAAAGCCAAAACGATTACTATTGGTCGATGTTAGATGGGTTTACTAAACATATGGAATCTGGTGGTTATGTTACTCAACGTGATGATTGGCATGAATACTTTAAAAACCGTTATTTATCTGAAGATAAAGTTATAGGCAAGACTACATTTAAAAAAATAAATAGCACAACCAAGCTCAATGAAAAAGAGTTTGCTGAATACATAAAACAAATACAAGGTTTTGTAGAAAAGTACGGATTTATGTATGACTAAAAAAGAAAAAGAATGGCTAAACCGTATCAGCAGTTTTGGGTGTGTTATATGCAAAAAATATTTTGAAATACAAGACCCTCCGCCAGCTTGCTGCCATCATATAAGAGAAGGCATGGGGAAAGGACAGCGAAATAATGATTATATGGTGTTGCCGCTTTGCCATGAACATCATCAAGGTAATACTGGTTTTCATGCAGGGAAGAAAACTTTTATTAGTAAATGGGGAACAGAGTCAGAACTGCTTAAATGGGTTTTAGACAAAATGGAGGAATAATTATGATTGAATATGCTTTTGTATTGGTAATAAGCACCAATCCAATAGAAGATGATTTTAAATACATAGGTAACTTTGAATCTTGTCATCATGCAGAACTTTATATTTCTTTATATCATCCTGACAAAAGAGCAAGTA